GTAAAAACACAAAATATAATGCTACATCAAGGAATGGCAAACGTAAAAAGTACCGAGGACAAGGGAGATAGTGAATTATTCATGATAAAATCGTTGAAAGTTAAGTAAATCAGGGGGTCAAACCAGCACTTTGACCCTTTTTTTCTATGAAAAAGAAATTAAAAAAACTAAAGGACTACATCCATGTGGAAAAGAACGCTATTTCACATGAATTTTGTGATGAAATATTAAAAGAATATAAAAAAGACGAATATGTAGAGGGTACAATCAATGATAATGAGAGAAGTAGGCATAGAAAGTGTGATGTTGTCTATATTTCAAATTATGACACCATAGAAAAGAGTTTCCAAAACAGAAAAAGCATTGATAATAGAATTTACAAGATTATTCATGATAAAATTGACAAATATTTAGACATCTATGCACCAATGTGGTTCAATATGAAAGGTGATACAGGTTATCAACTTATAAAATATAAAACTGGTGACTTTGTTACAGAGCATATTGATACTAGTGCTGGAGAAAGTAGGATACTTAGTTGTTCTCTTTTACTAAATGATGACTACAAAGGAGGAGAGTTAGCATTTTTTAATAAAAGATACAAACGTAAAGGATCAAAAGGTGATCTTGTGATATTTCCATCAAGTTTTACTTATCCACACGAAGTTTTGCCTGTAAAATCTGGAACTCGTTACTCAATAGTTACTTGGATTAGATGATATAGATAGTGTTAGCGTAAAATAATGAAAAAATGACAATCAGAGTCGATAAAAGTGAAGAATTTATCAAATCTGGCAAGAAATTGATCAGTGAATACCCTTCACAACCGCCAAAAACGGAAAAAAAGGAAGATTCTCCAAAACCTTGATATATAAAAGGTAAAGTCAACTAAAAAATGGCGACTGTCTCGAAAAAATTCGTCGATTTAAACCCCAATTTTGAGAAAAATCCTATTACTTCGGATTTACCACTGCTGAAGAACGCTGAAGCGATCAAATTTGCAGTAAAAAACATCGTTTTGACCACTAGGGGTGATAGAGCGTTTCGTCCATACTTCGGAAGCACTGTTGTTGGGTCTTTATTCGAGAATTTTAGCATGGCAACAGCAGATGATATAAGAATTGCTATAGAAGATGCCTTAACAGCATATGAACCAAGGATAAAATTACTAGATGTTGACGTAATTGATGATATTGATGGAAATTCTTTGGATATAACAATATTTTATAGGATTATAGGCATACCACTAGATCCACAATCTCTTAATTTAATACTAGAAAGAGTATAATGGCATTTAATCAAATAACTAATCTCGACTTTGAAGAGGTAAAAACAAGTTTGAAGGAGTTCATGAGATCTTCTGATACTTTTAGTGATTATAACTTCGAGGGATCGGTATTATCACAGTTATTGGATGTATTATCCTATAACACCTATTACAGTGCCTTAAACGCCAACCTGGTGGCGAATGAGGTCTTTTTTGATAGTGCCTCCATAAGAGAGAATGTAGTATCACTTGCTAAGTTAGTTGGATATACCCCAAGGTCAGCAAAAGCAGCAAAAGCAACCATTACAATGGACTTTGTTGTAACACCTTCTCAAGAATCACTTACCTTAAAAAAAGGAACTGCCTTTGTAGGTAAAAATGGAGAGGGAACTTTTGTTTTTAGTGTTTTATCTGATATTACAAGAGAATCATATATTGATGGTAATGGAGTACGTCGTATCACCTTTACAGATATTGACATTTACCAAGGAAATCTTTTACAACTCAATTATACAGTAGATACAACTACAAAACAGTCATTTATCATACCAAGTGCTGATGCAGACGTAGATTTACTCACAGTAATTGTAGATCACTTCGATACTACTGTTCCTTTGTCATATAGAGCAGTAAAAGACATTACTGAGATCTCTGCAACTGATAGAGTATACTTTATACAGGAAAATAAGAGTGAACAGTATGAAATTATATTTGGAGACGGAGTATTTGGACGTAAGATACAAAATAACGATCAAATTTCTATAGAGTACCTTAATACTAATAAAGCATTAGGAAATGAGTGTAGTACTTTTGAATTTGTAGGTACTATTATCAGTGGTTCTACTACAATTACGGATTTACAACCTACAATTACCGTAACTACCAATTCTGTTGGCGGTGCTGATCCAGAAGATGTTACATCTATCAAATATCTAGCTCCAAGATTTTATTCTTCTCAGCGAAGAGCTGTAACTGTACGGGACTATGAAACTTTAGTTGCGGAATTGTATCCTAATTTACAATCCTTGTCAGTTTATGGTGGAGAAGAAGCAAGTCCTCCGCAATATGGAAAAGTGTATATTGTGGCAAAACCTAATGGTGCAGATAAACTTACAACTACTGCTAAAAAGGAATTACAGAAGTCAATTAAGAAATACACTATTTTGAGCGTTATACCTGAGATACAGGATCCATCTTTCTTGTTTTTAGAGATATCTTCCTTTGTTTATTACAATAGTAACAACACACGCAGAAAAGCACCAGATATTACAAACGTAGTAAGGTCAACTATTCAGAATTTTGGTAATACTAAAGATTTAGAGCGTTTTAACGGTAAATTTAAGTATTCTAATTTAGTATCACTTATTGATGATGCAGATATTGGTATAACATCTAATATTACACGTATTAGGATGAAAAAGAACATTGAGGCACTTACTAATGTATTTGCATCTTACAAAATTTGCTATGGTAACGTAATTTCACAAAATACTGATATTATATCCAGTGGATTCAAACTAACAGGTGAAGATCAATCGTATATTTGGTATTTGGAAAAATTTGGAACAAATAATATTGCAATTTACCGTGTAGAGGGAAATGAGAAAAAATATTATAGTCAAAACATTGGAACTATTGATTATATGATGGGTGAAATAAATATTAATGGTATTAATATAAGTTCTACTGTAGGAGGAACTCCATTCATTTCTTTATCAATGATTCCTGCCTCAAATGACATTATTGCTTTACGAGATCTGTATTTAACAATATCAGATGCAGATATTACAGTTACAACAATTTTAGATGATATTTCGTCCTCATCTAGAACATCAGGAGTAGGTCAAACACCAGTTTATAGCTAATGTTCAATTCTTTGCAAGTATCGAATGCTATTGAGCAACAGGTTCCAAGTTACCTGTCCAATGAGTATCCAAATTTCATTAATTTCTTTAAGGACTATTATAGGTTCTTAGAAACTAATGGAAATGCTCTTGATATACTAAATGGCATCACAGATCTTATTGATATTGATACATATACTGCAGCAGACGCACAAGCAACTCTAGACGGTGCTATAACCGCCTCAGACACGTCTATTACAGTATTAGGACATGTTGACTTCCCGTTAAACAACGGACTCCTTAAAATTGATTCTGAGGTCATATTTTACAAGAGAAAACAGAGTATAACCGACGGTGGTGTAGATAAAACCGTTTTTAATGAGTGTAGTAGAGGATGGACTTACAATACCTTATCTGTTGAGAATGGATTTAAGGCAAATAACGTAACAGTCGCTGAATCCCACTCAGATGCTTCAATTGTTCTTAATCAATCCTATAATTACGTTTTATATTTCTTAGAACAAATTAGAGAGCAATATTTAATTGATTTTCCCAAAAATGTCTTACTTGATAATTTAGATCTTGTAAATGTTGATTTTCTTCTAAAAAAAGCAAAAGATTTCTATCTTGCTAAAGGAACACCTCAAGGTATTGACTATTATTTCAAATTTCTCTTTCAAGAGAAACCAGAACTTAAAAATTACAATGAATCTCTAATAGATGCTTCAAATGCAACTTATCAAAGTAAAGAGATAGTTAGAATTGAAGCATTAGACGATTATGACACAAGATCACTTGATGGCGATTGTTTAATACAAGGAAACAATGAATTTCCAGTTCAAACTGTAGAAAACACCTTTTCTACCTCTAGTCAGGTATATGAGGTAGAATTATCAAATGGATCTCTTTTAAATCCGACAAGATTCACAAAAATCACTTCTACGTTAATTGATGACAAATTATTTGTAGATTCTACGTATGAATTCCCTACAAAGGGGTTTTTGCGTATTGGACAACAATTAGTTGAATATACAGAAAAAACTTTGAATTATTTCAAAGTAAAGGACTTTAATAGTACAAAATATAAGATTGGTCAAGTAATTTACGATTTTGACTCTTTAACTACTGTAAAAACCAGACCTGACATATTTTTTGTAATATATGCAGGTGTTTCTGGATTTTCAATAGATTCTACACTTACATCATATCAAGTTGGAGATATTGGTCAAGTAAAGGATATTATAGAGGTAAATGATAAAATTATCAATAGTTGGTATTTTAATGATCTTATACCTTGTACTACTAGAAATGGATTCTTATCTGGAGTTAATACCGTATGGTATAACGATGTTTCTGCATATGTGTATACTTCTAGTATTCCTTTCTATGAAACATTCCCTGTACCACCTAATGTCCTTTTAGAAGATGGAAAATATATCAGACAGTTTCCTAGAACATTTCAACGTAGTCCAGAGGGAAGTAAACAAAATATACCAATAAATGAACCAGTAGGATTTTTAAGAGATGGAACTGCCATACTTAGTTGGAAAAGTGCTATAACATTTACTAGAGGTAAAATAGAGAGTATTGATATAGAATCTGGTGGAGATCATTTTAATGTTAATAATCCACCAGTAATTCGTCTTGATGTACCAAGAGGAGATACGGGAGAAGACCTTACATTAGTACCAACTTCTGGAGCAACTGGTTTTGAAGGAATACGTGCTGAAGCAGAATTAATAGTAAATGGATCATTAAAAGAAATCTTTATTGAAAAACGTGGTTTAGGTTATCCTAAAAATATTGTTATTGACGTTGTTAAAGATCCTACTGATACTGAGTTTACAGGTAATGATTTTTCACCAGCTATAGTACAACCAATTGTTGTTGCTGGTGCAATTACAAAAATAAGAATTATAGATGCTGGAAAGGGTTATACTAAACAACCTACAGTAAGAGTCACCCCAGTTCTTGGTGAACAAGCTGGTGTTACTGAAAATGCTATATTATCTGCCTTTGTAACAGGTGCTATTGCTAAAGTCAATGTTACAGAACCAGGTAGAAGATATAAACAAGATCCTACTTATGAACTTATAAAAGGAACTAGTGCTACTGGTTTTGTGACGATATCTAATGGTAGAATTATAGATGCAACAGTTATTAATGGTGGTAACAACTATAATAGTCCACCAATCATAACAATTAAAGATAATGCACAAACTGGAAGTGGTGGTGTTATTGTTCCTAAATTATCTGCTGGTTCAATTACTGAATTAAAGGTTATAAACAGTGGTATAAACTATTCAGATCTAGGAGTTACATTAAGTATTGCAGAACCAGGTTCTGGAGATATATTACTTCCAAATGCAACTAAATGGAATTTAATTAATAATTTTGATCAAAATCAAATTGAATTTTATGATAATGACTCAGGGTTGTTTTTAACAGGAGATAGAGTAATACAGGAAGATGGTGAAACTAAAATTGCTAAAAAATTAACAGCATTAGGACCTCCAAGAAATCTACAATTAAAAATAGATGGTGTTGTAACTTCTATTAATCTTAATGATCCTACAGTACATTCACCAATTATAGGTTGGGCGTTAGATGGTGCTCCAATATATGGTCCTTATGGATATAGAAATGCACTTAAAGCAGATAACACTCAAATTAAAAAAATGGAGAGTGGTTATAATACATTAACAGCAGCAGAACATTCTAGTAATAATAATGCTATTAGAAATAATAGTGCAACTTACGATGGTCTTGGTATCTATGGTTATGGTTCTTTTGCAGAAGATTATGTTTGGTCTGCTGCAGGTTCTGATTTAGATGAACAGAATGGTAGATTTTGTGTTACACCAGAATATCCTGATGGTGTATATGCATATTTTATGACATTTGATTTATCTATCAATAATATTATAGAAAGTGGATTCCCTTTCTTTGTCGGTCCTAAATTTGCAGGAGTAACATATCAGGACTTTAATGATTTAGAAGTTGTTAATATTGATGCTATAACTGGCGTTAAGAGATATGTTACTGCTGATTCTACCTCAGTATCAAAATCTATTGATAGAGGTGCTTTTAGTATAAAATCAGTTCCTACATCAGCACTTGCATCTCTTGATTCTATTGATATTGTAAGTGGTGGTGATGGATATAAAATTGGTGATGTTGTTAAGTTTGATAATAGTGGTACATCTGGGTTTGGAGCTGGTGGATTTGTCAGTGTATTATCTGGTAAATTAGTATCTAGTGTTACTGCTACACAATATGATTATCTTGAATATTACGATGAAGCACAACATTTTGTATCTGGTATTACTATAAAAAATGGTTCTGGATTCCAAGCAACTGTACACAGTATTGATCAACTTACCAGAAGAATGTATTTGAGTAATGTAACTGGTACACCAACAATTAATGATGAAATATTTGATACATCTTTAGCAGTAGATAATAGTAAAGTAAGTGAATTATCAGGTGATGATATAAATGGTATATCTGTTGGTGCCAATGTAGTTACAGCATTGTTAACACAAAATATTAGTAGTGTTGATACTTATTTTTCTGTAGGAAGTTTTAATAATGGAACTATATCAGATTTATATTCAAACACACAAGTAAAATATATTAAAATTGATGATGAGTATATGAAAGTAGTTAAATTAGGTACTGGGCATATATTTGTTAATAGAGGACAATCAGGAACATTAGCTGCATCACATACAACAAATTCTGCAATAACATTAATGGATGCTATTGAGGTGTTTGATAGTTCTCCTTTTATTGTTGGAGATGTTATACAAATTAATAGTGAAAATGCTACTATTGTTGATATACAAATTACTAAAGAAGAAAATTTCGTAAGAACTAGAATTGTAGATGGAACTGGTACTCAATCTGGTACACAATATTACCTATATTTTAATCAGGTATTGCAAAGTTTAACAGGTGGAGCACCTAATCCTAATGCTGCTGTTGTAAATTTAGATGGTGATAGTAATATACAAGATTTAGTATTTGATCAAGGAACATTTGATGCTAGTCCAATAGCAGAAATAGTTGCAGGTGTTACAACATACGATCCAACTGCAGTTGTTAGTGAGAATATTAATATACAAACTTCTACATATAAACATTTATTGATTGTAGAGAGAGGAACCTTTGAAACTACTGTTGGGCAACATTATCCTAGAACTACAGTAAGTAGATTAGGTAGAGTTTTTGCTAAAGTTGGAAAATATGAAGAAAATAGAATATTGACTAAAATTAATGCTCAAAATAATGGATTAACAATAAATGATGATGTAACTATTAAAGCAGCAACTGCAAAAGTAGAAAATATTAATTTAACTCTATCTGGTACTACATTTAGTGCAGGTAATTTTACTTTAACAAATGGAAATTACTTTAAGACACTTTATGAAGGATCAACTTACAAATACACTAAAAATAATAATAGTGATTCATATTTAATATCTTTCTTCACGCCTGGTGCAAGTGGTAAACAAAAAGAATATTTTGATGTTAATGTTAGTAAAGAAATAGATCCCCAAACTAATGAATTATTATCATTTACAATACGTCCAGATTCTTCCGATTTAACAGAATATGTTTTAAGATTTACTAATTTAACAGATCCAAACATTATTGATGTTCATGTAACTACTCTTCCAGAACCAGTCAATGGTGAATATAAGGTAGTTAATTCAAGTACATCTGATTTTGAAATATACACTCCAGAAGATCCTAGTGCATTTCTTAGTGGATATAATGGTAATACTTTTAGATATACAACAGTATCTCCTAATGCATCAGGACCTATAGAGGTTGCTACTATGACATCTGGTGGATTTGATTATGATATATTGCCAGGTATTAGTGGTGTAACTAGTGATGCAGGTGTAAATGCTATATTAGAACCAAAATCTGATAGTGTAGGTACTATTCAATCAGTTCAAGCAATTAGTTCTGGTTATGGATATAATCCTGCATCAGATAATAAACCTAAATTAAGATTTCCACAAATATCAAAAATATCTCAAAACTTTGTAGTTACTGATGTAACTGTTACAGATCCAGGTGAAGGATACGTATTTACACCAAGAGTTGTTGTTAGTGGTGGTGGATTACCTGTTGGAGATCCTAGTCATGTTAGATTATCTCCAACAGTAGTAAATGGTCAATTATTAGATTTAGATATTACATTTGAGGGTATTAGATATTCCTCTGCACCTACATTAGATATTGAGAAATATTATTTTGCAACACTTAATACAAGTGGTGATTTACAATTTAAATTTAATTTTAAAGAATATTTTAGAGATGATGATTCTTATAGAATAAGAGCATATTATCAAGATACAGTAGACCAACAAATTAAATTTGTAGAAAGTGGTATTTTCTTTGCATTTATTGATACTATCACTATGAAAAACAGATATACAAGTAATGGAACAGATTATGTTGATCCTACAAGCAGTAATGCTGTTAGTAGTGGTGGTGCATTTGATAAAGCAATTGTAATGCCTGCAGGTCAAAGTGTTCTATACTATCAAGTAATATTATTAGAAAGAAAAGCAACTGCAGTTGTCTCTATTAAAAAATCTACATTTATTACTAACGAGAAAGTTATAATAGGACAATCACCAACTAATATAACAGATCAATATTTTGGATTTATTGCTACAAATCAAGGATGGCAACCTAATAGTTCCATAGTTAGATTGGAAAATTCTAATAAAGAAGTTGAGGTAGGAAATGTATTGGTTGGTGTAAACTCAGGTGCATATGGTTTTGTAGACGAAGCATATGCTGCTACTACTGAAGTAATTTTAGATTCTGTAGTAGAAACACCAAAACAATTCTTAGATACTAAATCACATCTTGGATTTGGTGTTTATAAAATACAGGATAGTTTAAGATATCAAAAATTTGCATATGAAATATCTTCTCAAACACCTTTCCTCACATGGAAAGAAGGATATCAAAGAGCAGCACATCCTGCAGGATATAGAATATTTGCAAACACTGAGATAAAAAATAGTAGTAAAGAAACTATTAGTGCTTCAACAACTTTAAAAGTATCTACTGATGTTAATAGCATCGTTAGAATGAATCAAAAATATAATTACTTTGTTAGTAGAAATAAAGGATTTGATGAGGTTAATATTCTTAATAAATTACTTACTGACGTTAAAGATATAAAGACATCTGTTGTTGCTGTATTTGATGATATATCAGATCAGTTTGATGGTGTAAAAACTGCATTTGAACTTAAGGCAGTAAATCCAACTAATCCTACTGATGCAGTAACTGGTGATATCAATTATATTGAAGGATATAATGTAGATCAAATGGTTATTATCCTTGATAACATTGTTCAAACATATGGAACATCATGGATTATAACTGACTCAGATAAAACTCTTGATTTTACTGAATCTGTTAAGGATAATGGCGAATTGATGCCTGCAAATGAAACATTGACTTATAGACAGTTTAATGAAGATATGGTTATTCATAATCATAGTACTACACAAACTACTGCATTAAGTGCAAACAGTCCTATTCAATTGGTAGACATTGATGGTAATCCTTTCCCATCATCAATATACACATCTATTGATGAAGATAAATGGTTAGTTCTTATTGATGGTGTTTGTCAGTTAAAGAGTAG